TCCCGCAAAAACTGGTGGTGCTGGTACTGGCAATTTGAATGCTGCAAATACTACGCCACATCCAAAACCTGTAATTATTGACATTATAATGTCTTTCATTTTACATCTTCTTCTGGCAATAATGCCTTTAACTTTTCATACTCTTCTGTTATTTTTTTCATTGAGTAGTAGTTTGGTGCCATTGAGGATAGATCTCCATACTCTTTAAAGTAATTAATTTCTGGTGCTGTTTCACTGATAAAACTATTTAACCCAGCCTGAACATTTTCAATGTATTGGTAGGCCCAATCACGAGAATCAGAAAGAAATTTAATAAAGTTTTCCTTGTGTACGCTTTCATCAGACTTAAGTTTAGACTCTTCAATATCATTGATTAATTTTTCAAGAAGCATCATGTCAGTAAATATTTTTTGATACTGAGCACGAAGTTTATTAAAATTGTACGCAAGTGTACCATATGCAACTATTACAGAAAATAAACACGCCGATAAAATAATTAAACTAATGCTCATGATTCCAGCACCTCTCTTGTTACTAATACAATTGCACCATTTTGTTCAAGTGCACTCTTTACCAATGAAACATACTGAATTGCTTCTATCTTGTCATCATGAACCATATGAATAAAATCTTTTTCGTTTAGTTTAATAGTTAAAAAACTATCGTTATCAATAATGTTAACCCCAAAGTTTTTAGGTGTCCTAATTGAATGAACTGCTCTACGCATTTCTTCTGTATACATTAAACCTCTCCATCGTTTGTATAATTAAAAAGATCTTCAAGGCAGGTAAAGCCTACATCTTCATTTATATCAAGTGATTTTAAGAGAATAATCCAAGTTTCTTCAATATACCTTTTGGCAATTTCTGTTGGTGTGACTAATTCAGAATCAACCAGGAATGCAAGTGGAAGTCCCAAATCATTGTAAGATATAAAGTCTTCAAATGTTTTTTCTTCTTTATGGTTTATCCATAGTTCGGCAAGAATAGAACATGCATCTTCAAATGATGTTAGTTCACTTCCGTCGTCAGAGATTGCCATACCTCACCCCATTGCTCTTTGCTCTTGTGCTTATTAAACTCTCGTGAAATTTCTCCACCTTCTAAGTATACACCACCCCAAACACCCCATTCTTTACCAGATACTCCATTGGCAAAGCAGGTTTTTGCAACGGGACAAGAAGCACAAAAATTATCTATATTAGATCTTAGTTCAACATCATCTTCATATTTATCAAAATATAAATTTGTATCTAGTCCAAGACACTTAGCCTGATCTTTCCATAAATGCTGCTTCAAGGATTACTCCTTATACTTATTTGGAATATCCCAGCCGTTGCGATCAACTGTATAAACTTTATGTAAATACCACTCACCATTAACTCTGATTCCTACAGGAGATGTACGAGCAATGTCTGACCTCTTAAGATCAAGTACATTCCATCCATCCCAACGAAGATTACGATTCTTCTTAACGATTGATTCCATAACTTCCAACTTGCTTACAATCATTTTATACCTCAGTATCTATAAATTCCGACTTCAACATTTTTGAGTTCGGCTGATGCTACTAACTTTGAGACTGTTTCTTTTGGCTTGCTTAAAAATGCCAAATAGTTTACATGCTCTAAATTTTCTTCAATATAAGATGCAGGTACTTTAAAGAACTTAATCTTCTTTCCCCTAGCCTTCATCCCTCTTTCAGATAGGTTTGAAAACTCTGACACCATTGAGTTAATCCTTGCTGGACCAGCAGAATAGATTAGCAGTTCTTTATCTTCATCCTTCATTGCAGACATTGCAACGCCCATGGCACGAAGAAAGACCTGATAATCATCAAAGTCTTTCGTTCCCTGCACTGCTACTATCATCATTGCTTCCATTCTTTAGGTTATCCAATATGAATAACATTTTTTCAATATCTTTTTTTGACATATTGGTTGTGTCAACTGGTTCAGTAGTATCTATGTTGACACTACCGCTAATTGCTTCGGCGCAATAAAAGATATTATTGCTAACCCAATATGCTTTGTCCTCTATAAAAATAACCTTAACAGTATTTTTCTCAACATGGATTAATGACTGAGATTGTTGCCTTGGTTTTTCATATAAAGTTTTTGGAAGAAAATCTTTTATCATTAAATGAATGCTGCTTTGGCTATATGCAATACCCCTAAATGCCTTAAATTTTCTTCCTTTATAAAGTATATAATAAGTAAAGCACAATGTCAAGCCCAGTACGGGAATAATTTGTGCTAACTTCATTTATTATTCTGACTTTTTATTTTTTACAACTGGTTGATCTTGAGGGGCAGGAACTCTATTCATAATAAGTTGCCCTTTTAAAACCTCATACTCAAGATCCGAAACCTTTGTTTTATAAAAAACAACAAGTTGCTTCAACTCATCAAGAGTTAATTCGTTCATAGTTTACCCCTTTAACTAGTATTACTTATAAAATGGGCTTAGATCAAGAACTGATCCGCCCCAAATTGTATGATGTGACTTACCCATAGAGTTATCGTATGCATCTGTGTTTGGCTTTGTTGCCTCAAACTCTGCATCGTTGCCGTCACCAATGTTCTTTGGAGAACAGGCTGGACAATCTGGGCAATCAACATTCATTGCTTTGCATGTTTCGCATCCGCAGTCTTTATATCCCTCGGTTGTTACTTCTTGCTCTTGAGGTGTTCCACCAGGAATCTCCTCAACCATCTGCTTAATAACTGATGCTAACTCTTTAATCTGGTCTGCTGCTGACATGTTTTCTCCTCCTGTGTTTACTCCCGAATGGGAATCGCCGATACCACTTCTACGTCTTCCATAACGAATAACGTCTTCTTTGGAAGCGTCTGGTACGTTGGCATATAAAGCCCTTACCTGAGACGCTGCTTTGCCCTTGGTCGGGTGTGTGCCTACAGTCTTGCCTTTGTCGTCTACAACGGCGTACTGTGAGCCTGATCGTTCAATATGGTATGGCATAGTTCTCCTGAATCTATACTATGATTATAGCAGATTACTTGAGAAGAAGCCTTTTAATTTCTATAAGGGAAATTTGTGCTTCCCTTGAAATTTTTTCAATTTCAACATCATCAAAAGCCTTGTCTGTAAGCGTAACATTGGGATCCTCTTCTAAAAAGTTTACATTTAAAAACCCTTTTTCCCATAGCCCCATAATGTCACGATTAATCTCATTTAGATGTTCTTTGTATAGTTCTGGCATTATGTTCTGTATTGACTGATTGAACCTGTATAAGGGTTGACCTGTTTTTTGATCAATCCCCGCAATTTCAATAGCGCCAGTTATTATTAACGCCTCAATGGTTTCGTCAATGGGATCCATTAATGAATTCCTCAAGTTGTTCTTTGGTTTTTGCACCATTGATTCTCTTGATTTCTTTGCCATCTTCAATGAGTATAAAGGTTGGGATTGATTTAACATCAAACTTCCTACATAAATCACCGTTGTCATCAGCATCAATAAATTGAAATTTAATAACATTATCTCTATCCAATTCTTCTGCTATAGGACGAACACGCTTGCATGGATTACACCACTCTGCAGTAAAGTAAAGTATGTGTCTCACTTAATTAAACTAACCATAATCTTTGTTGGCTTGCAAGCCTTAAGGTTTGATTCCAGTGCTGCCTTTTCTTTAACATCAATTGTTAATGACCAACGAACTTTAATTGAAATCCAGTTAGCAATATAATCACAGGCATATGTTTTATTAGTTGGCATCCAATCTGCTGGATCTTGATCACTCTTAGATCTATTTGATGCACCTGTAACGGCAATAAGATGACGTGAATCTGTCATATCATTTGCATACTGTTGTTTCTTTAATGCGTCCCATGCTGATGCTCCAGAATCCCAAGCCTCTGCAAGAGGAACCATATGATCAACGTCTAACTTTGCAGCATCTGTCACTTCAACATTATCATAAATGCTTAACCATTTACCACCAGTTAATGTACATCCTTTTCCAATTGTTGGTTTTACAAGCGCCTCATCAATAATTACAGACTTGCGAGAATCGCAACCTATTTGACTAGCACGGCTGATTGTAATCCAATGCTTAAACAGTGTACGTTTATATCCTGTACGCACCTCATCTGCTACCTTAAGAGTTGCAAGAGCAGTCTTTTGATCTTTATATGATAGGTCTGTAGCCTGTGCAGGAACCATTCCAACTATTAATGCTAATGCTGTTAACGATAAAATTTTTTTCATTACTTTGGACCCTGTGCCTTCTGTCCTCTATACCCAGTTTTCTTAATATTCATTGAACCAGGCTTCTTTTGACCGTTTGCGTATGTTCCAGCCTGTCGCTGAGCCAATGCTTTTTGTATTTTGTCTAGATGTTTTCCCATTTAATTTAACCTTGCTCTCTCATCAATAACTTCAACCATAAATTTCATAATTTTTTCATATCCCACTGCATCATCAATTACTTTGTTATAGTGGTGTGAGCAAAAAAGAAGTTCTCCATTATACCCAATGACTTTAACATACGCCTGAGCAGCACACCTATCGCAACGATCTGTTGCATCCATAAGCCATACTTGCTCTTCTTGCTCAATCATTGTATTCATATTGTACTACCGCTTTCTATTGTCTGTAGAATAAAATCCAGAACCATTAAACAAAACGCCTGGTGATTGCCATTGTCTTTGCATTACTTCATTACAGCACACAGGCTCAGTACTATCGCCAAAATCTCTTTTGTATTCAACAGAACCAGAGCACTGTGTGCACTTGTAATCATAGACAGGCATTACTTACCTTTAAGTGCCTTAAGTGTTGCTTGATCAACAATACCTGTTACTGGTAAATTCTTCTTAGACTGGAAATCTTTGACAGCCTTTTCAGTTCCTGGACCAAATGCGCCATCTGGCTTTAACTTAAGAAGTTTTTGAACATTCTTAACCCCAGTGCCCTTTGAGCCAACCTTAAGTGGACTAAAAGCCTTTGCAACAGCAGGTGCTGTTGGTGTTGTTTGTTTAATCGCTGCGTCAGATGAGCCAACCTTAGAAAGCAATGGAAGGTTTTCTTCTCCAGCATAAACTGGACGACCCCAACCTACAATTGCATTCATTAACTTAGGCTTATTGTTCTTTACATATGCACGAGTCTTCTCTACACACATTCCGCCGTTGCGCTGATCTCCCTTTGCAGTTCCTGAAGTGTTTCCTTCAATAACTTGAATAGTTCCATCACCATTGTTTTTAATACAAATACCTACATGTGAAATACGATTTACACCGTCATCTGGAAAATCAAAATAAATCCAGTCTCCTGGAGTTGGATCGTCATTACGAGCATCTGCCCAACGATCTTCTTTCTTAAACTGATCTGATGCTGCTACTGTTGATGCAGACTTTGGAAACTTTGATACGCCTGCTGTGAATGCACACCAAGAAACAAATGATTGGCACCAAGGTTGGAAGTTAACCTTCATCCATGCCCCGTATTTTGTTTCGTTATCTTTTGGACCTTCAATAGTTCCAATTTCTTTCTTTGCAACTTCAATGATTGCTTCTAGTGAACCCTTTACTGCCATGGAAAACCCCCTAAAGTTTTGTATTACAAGTATATCAAAGAATGAGCCTTTTTGCAACTTGCTCAGGTTGTCCCAGGTAGCGTCCTGAAATTTATTTGATCTTAATGACCTTTGGTTTCTTTTCTTCTGGCATATTTCTTACAACATTAATGTGTAGCATTCCATCAGTAAGGTTTGCACTTGACACTTCCATGTATTCACCAAGAGCAAATGATCGTGTAAATTTACGACCAGCAATACCCTTATGAATTACTTCTGCATCTGTTACTTCTACAATCTCACCATTAATAACAAGAGCCCCTCCGTCTACAGAAATACTAATATCTTCTTTTGTAAAACCAGCAAGTGCAATTGAAATCCTGTATGTATCTTCATCTATTTTAAGAAGATCATAGGGAGGATATGATTGTGAATTGACTTTATGTGCGCTATTTAAACGACCCAACTCTCTGTTGAATCCAATAAAAAATGGATCATTGAATAGATCCATAGCGAAGTTTGTTGGCATGTTTACCATTTTTATTCCCCTTTCAAGCGAATAAGTTAGTGTACCCCCATTTGGCAGGTGCACTACCCATTATACCATTATATGAGCCAGTCTCCAAGTAGCCTCATTAAGCGATCAATTTTTGATTTCATAATCCTATTTGAACTATTATCAATAATTATTGCTGCTTCTCCCACGGTAATCTTTTGACTTATAACAAGATTTTCCTGAACAACGGAAGACGATGTGCTTGTTGCTGTAACTTCTGATGCTGAAATAGTTGCCACTGAAAGTTCTTGGATTACAGCCTGTTCTGTTCCAGTAACTGGATCTGTAACAACGGTTGACGAGTCTGAAAACTTTACGTCAATAGATGTAGTTACAGTTGATGATTCTGTGTTTTTTACTTCTGGAGCAGCAAATTTTTCAACCAAAACACCGTTCTGAGTTATAGTAAAGATATTATCAGATGAAACGGTGACTACTCTATTTTGTGCTAGATTGGTCATTTGTCCACCTGTTCCAAAAGTATCATTTGTAACTGGATTGGCTGCGACCTGTGCAACTAATCTGTTACCATTTACAGTTCCACCAAATAGTCCACCACTACCACAAACAGAAGGCTGGCAAACAATTATGTTGGCTACACTTCCAGAAGAATCAACTTCTGCATAAGTCATACAAGGATTTGATGCAGAACATTGTGTAGAGTTATTAGAATTTGTATTCGGATTTGCTGATGGAGTTGGAGTAGGAGTTGGCCTTGGCGTTGGCGTTGGGGTAGGCGCTGGTGCTGGAGGAGGAGTCGGTCTTGGATCACATATGGTATCTGTAGATCCAGACCAATTCGGACTTGAGGCAGTGCCTAGATTTTTTCTAACGTAAATAAATGAACAATATGCAGTAGGTCCACCAGGTACTCCATAATCGTGCAGACCACGAACAGTTACATTTATTTCAGTCCCAGGATCTTTGCATGGCAAATCTCCAAAAGTATTAATTCCAGCAACAGTATATGTGCCAGTAGAGCATGTTTCGGCTTGTGCTGGTGAGACCATAACAAATAATGATCCTACGGTTAATCCAAAACCAGCAATAATTGATTTAATTTTCATTTTTCTCCTCATATCATTAGACGTACTACATGGCAACATGGGTCACCACCGTCTTCCCATTCTTGTGCTTCATCTTCACCCATATATTCATACCCACCATCGTGAGTATTGCAATACGGATCAGAAATCCATCCCCGCTCAATTCCGTTTCTTAACCAGATACCGAACTCTGCGTCTTCTACGCTATCTTCTTCGTGCATATTATAAGTGTACTCCTAAACGCTTACTACGTCAACTGGACCCATGCATGATGGGCTAAATTTAATTGCTGAGTTTATTGCTCCTACTACACGCTTTCTTGCATCCCTTGTTTTTTCCGTGGCATTCATATAACCATAAGCATACTCTGCACCTGAGCCCATAGCAAGATAAGGAAGTGTATATTTAGATAAGGACATATCTGCAGAACTGTGCTCATAAATATTTCCACGCACAGCAATAATCAAACCAAGGTCACCTTCTTTTGAAGTGTCTACCCAGAAATCATTATAAAATGAACGAAGTTGTTTAATAAACTTGGTTTGCATAAACTTATCTGTATCTTTAATATCAGGAACATAGGGATTAAAGTTATAGCGAATTCGCTCACCATCCATAGATCCTGCGTACCCAATTAGGTAAGGGCCTAGTTTCCAAACCTTGGGACTAGACAGTGCTAGAATGGTGCCATCATCTGATGCACCACGATCTCCTGCCATGAAGATCTTATTATTTATTTCATCACGAACTACTGCAATACAAGTCATGCAGAAACCCCTCCCAAGCCGATATATTCAAGTATACCATTGGCTAGGAGGGGCTGTCAAATAGGGTCTAATTAAGCCTTGTTTGAGCGTCTACGCTTTTCAACTACTTCATCTTGTACTGTTACTGCATTTTTATCTGTGGTAGAAAATGCTGCATTAATCTCATCTCTTGTGAGTTTACCGTCATCCATAAATGCACGAGCCAACTTCTCAACTACAACTGCTACCGCACTAAGGCCTGCAACTGTCATAGCCTTTGCTACTGAGATACCTGCAATTGCACCTGCACCAATAACTGCCAATGCATTTGCTGCAAATACCGCAACAATACGCATGAGAATATTCCAAATGTTTGTTATACCGTTCATATTTACTCCTCTCTATTTCTAATAGGACTTGTTAAGATCCAAATTATTGTTGTTGCAAAAATTCCATATCCAACAACAACTTTTGCACTGCCATCAAGTACCACCCAGGCAATAAACATTCCAAGGAGAGTCCATGCCTGATCAAGTAGATCATTGATTATATTTTTTATTAGTCTTACCATCTTTCATTCCTCCTTGAACCACCTGAATTTGTTCCTCCAGATGAACCTCCTGTTGAGCCACCACCTGATGGTGATCCGCCTCCTGTTGCTAGTCCTACAGCATTTAGGGCTGCTCCTGTTGCTACAACTGTTGCTACAACCATATTGGTTGCTTCTTTTCTTTCTCCTGGAGTCATATCTGCTCCAATACTTCCAAGTGCTGCAAGTGCTGCTCCTGGATCAGTAAATGCTGCTTGTAATAATGCTCCTGGATTTTGAACTAATTCTACATTTGCTGCTACCTCTGCAGTAATAATTAGTACCTCTCCAGATTCAGATGTTCTAATTTCTACTGGTGTTTCTGGTGGAAGGTCTGCATATGATACCCCTGATGCTTTAACTTCCGCTGCAGAAATTGATTCTCCTGGCTTAAGATCTGCTATTAATGCTGCTACTACAACATCTTTTTGTTCTTCAGTTAATTCTTTGCCATTTTTTGCTTCCGCAATTATTTCTTTTAATTCTTTTTCCTGTGCAAGTTCTTCTGCTTTTGCTGCCGCTTCTTCTGCTTTAGCATCTTTTGCTTCTTGTGCTTTTGCTTCTGCTTCTGCCTTTGCATCTTCTTCTGCTTGTCTAGCAGCCTCTGCTTCTGCTTCTGCAGCCTCTGCTTCAGCCTTTGCATTTTCTTCAGCCTGTCGTGCTTCTTCTGCTTCTGCCTCTAACCTTTCAGCCTCTGCCTGTGCTGCAGCATCTTCTGCTGCTTTAGCCTCTTCTTTAGCCTGGGCTGCTGCTTCTTCTGCAGCAATTCTATCTTGTTCTGCCTGCTGTGCTTCTGCCTCTGCCTGTGCTGCAGCATCTTCTGCTGCTACTCTATCAGCCTCTGCTTTTTCTGCTGCTGCTTGTGCTGCATCTGCTGCTGCTTCGGCTTGCACTGCAGCATCTTCTGCTGCTCTTGCATTTTCTGATGCTTCTGCTGCTTGTCTTTCTGCTTCTGCTCTGGCTGCTGCTTGTCTAACTGATTCTTCTGCAGCAAGTGTTGCATCAACCAGTGAATCTGCTGCAGAAATTGATGATCCCATTGCTTCAATTGATTGTGTAACAAGGATAATTGCTGAATCCAGTTGAGACTTTGCTGTTTCAACCTGTCCTTGCCAGTAAACTACTTGCTGATTGGCTGTATTTAAATTAGCCTGAGCGGTTTGCAAGGCTTGTTGCGCTGCATTAATTTCTGACTGCAATGCATTCTTATTTGATTGTAAACCAGATAGGACTGCTTGGGCTGCAGTCAAAGTTTGCTGTGCAGTGGTTAAATTATTTTGTGCAGTAGTAAGAGCCTCTGCAAGATTTGTATTTGCTGGTGCTGGGGTATAAGGTGTATAACCAGTTCTATCAATATGTGCTGTAAAATTAGCAGATGTGGTTCCAGACGTTAGAGGTATAGAAGTGCTTCTCATTTGATTATTGACATACTCAATTACCTGTACTGGATTATTATAGTTATTTCCATTCATTCCCACAGAAGAAATATCTGCTTTCCAAGAACCATCTAGTGGGTTTACATCAGCATCAAATGTCATATATGTTTTTGATGTATTCCAAGATCTTGATCCAAAAGGAACAACATTCCATTCAACTAAAAGACTATTTATTGTTGTTGAATATCTAACATATGTATCTGAGTCAACATTCCACCAGTCACGAAAATTAACATAAACTGCTGGAGCATTACCACCCCAACCTTGGAGGGTACCAAAAGTTATTAAACCATTTGTAGCAACATAAATATCTGTATAGGTTTGATCTCCAAGTTTAAGGGCATAAGGAAGTGTCATCTTAAATGCCCAGTCATCATCTTTAGGAAGATTTGTAGTTTGTGGATTACCAGCAGACTCCAGTCTGATCTGGTTTTGAACTAATACTACATCTCCTTGGCGAGAAACTACTGTAGCACTATCTGTATTAACTGTTGCTGTCTGGCTATCAATCTGGCCATTAAGAACTGTCATGCTATCTGTCAAAGATAGGACTGTTGCTGATTCTGTGGCTACTGCTTGGGCTCTAGCAGTTTGAGTTTCTACCGCTTGAGCCAGGGAATTCTGAACAGAGATTACATTATTGACAGCCACAGTAGCACTATCTACTACTGTCTGAGCCTGAGCAATTGAGGTACCAGCCTGTGTGATAGTGGCTGTAATGGTCTCTGTAGGGCTTGTAATGGCTGTTGCGTTACTTGTTACCCGTGCCGTGGTAGTTTCAGCCTGAGAAATTGTAGCATTTGCTACCTCAATTATGGCTGTGGCACTTTCTGTTGATGTGTGGACTATTACTGTTGAAGATGAATTTATTGTTGCAGTAGATGTATCTGAAGAAGATACCTGAGATGTAACTTCATTATCTGCATGTGCATGATCTGTTGGACACAGGATGAACCAAAGTCCCACCAAAAAAGCCACCAACCCACTTTTTAGCAGGATATTTTGAATAGAGGGCCACATCCTTCCCGATGTTTGATAACCCTATTATATCATTTTATGGTACAAGAAAGGGGGCTAGCACTTGGCTAACCCCCTAAATTGTTGGCTTATTAAGCGTTTACCTTCTTCTGAATCTTTACGACTAGAGCGGTAAGTGAAGTAATCTGCTTTTTAAGTGAAGCGATCAATGCTGAAACAGACTTTGAAAGTGCTGCAACTGCATCTGATGCATCTTGTGCTGCTGCTGTAGCAGCATCTGCTGCATCTGCTGCTGCAAGTGCTGCATCTGTTGCTGCGTTGGCAGCGTCTGTTGCTTCATTAGCAGCATCTCTAGCATCATTAACTGATGAGTTAACAACCTTTGCCGTTGCTGATACTACAACTTGACCTGCTGTTGGAAGTGATGTACCACCAGTTGCAGAGATTGTTACAGTATTTTCTGTCAAAGGCATAAACACCTTATATGTCTTTGCTGTTGATGTGTCAGTTGTAATTGATGTTGCTGTAAGAACATCTGAACCTGAACCAAATGCATAAGTAGAAGTAATTCCACCTGTTGCAAATGCATTAGCATGTGTCTTTCCAGATACTGGAAGACCTGCTGCATCAACTACAGAAACTGTAATTGTCGCTGCTTCTCCTGGAAGATATGTGTCCTTGTCAAATGAGACCTTAACTGTTGCTGCTGCTGCCTCTACACGAGTAGCGACTGGAGCAGATGCAATTGTGCCTGACTTGACTGTGATAGCGACTCCGCCAGCCTTAACACCAGTGATTGTGAATGTTGCAACGCCGTCAACGATTGTTGCTGCTGTTGCTGAATCAGAAACTGTTGTTACGTCTGATGAGTATGCAGAAAGTGTTCCTGCTCCGACTGTTACGCCAGAAGCATCCTTTGCAACTGCTGTTACTGTATTTGTGTTTGCACCAACTGCGATAACAGACTTAACTGGTGTAGCAACGATTGTTGCGATATCACCATAGAATGTTACCTGCTCTGTTGCAAGTACTGTACCTGTAAGTGTTGTAAGAGTGATTGTTCCAACTCCTGCTGTACCGTCAGCAAATACACCAATGTAGTTGCCTGTAGGAATAACAAGTGCACGACCAAGAGCAGAGATAGTTGTAGCGTTTGTGCCATAACCGATCAAGCCTGTTCCTGAAACTGTTGCAAGGATTGACTCAGTTGCTGCTCCGCCTGCTGCATTCTTAGGTGTAACAACGATTACCGCTGCTGCATCTGTTGAAGTTGCCTTTGGTGCATAGACTGAAGCATCTGCTGTTGCAGTTGTAACTTCGCCCTTATTAAGAATTGAAGTTGTTGTTGCAGCAGAAGGAACAATGTCCGCTGCCTTAACTGTAATTGTCCATGCAACTGATGGTCCAGTTGATGGCTTAGTTGTAATGATTCTTGCTTCATATGTACCAGCAACTGTTGGAGCAACCAATGAAAGTGTAAACTTTGCAGTCACATATCCTGGTGTACCAACTGTTGAGTTAACGTCTGCTGAAAGATTTCCTGCAGCGATTGCTACTGTTGAAGTTGTTGTCTCAAGCAAAGTAATTGTTGCATTCTTTGCTGCGCCTGTTGGCTGTGAGAACATAGCAGACAATACAGTTGCTGTATCTGCTGCTGTTTCTGAAATAAATGACAGAGTAACTACCGCAGTTGCAGTCTCACCAGCATTGATTGCATCTGTAGCAGAGTCAATCGTAAGTGTTGGACCAATTACAGTAGCACTTGTCGGAAGTGCCGAAGTAACGCCAAAGGTCAACGCTGCAGCAAGACCTAGGGCAATTTTCTTAAATGAATTCATTTTTCTCCTTGTTAGTTTTTTATAATAAATTGAAGTTATCAAGATAATCCTGAACTTCTTCAGGAATTTCACGACTATCCAATTTTACCACACCTTGGTCTTGCCCTGCAACTCCTTGCGATGAACGGGACCAAGTGTGAATATCAATCTCTATATTAGTATTCTTTGGGGTATGTGATAATGCACCAAATACCGCACCTGTTACAGCATCAGATAGATCCTTAGACTTTTTGCGTGGGTGATCTACCTTCTTATCATTAATAATCTTAAGTTCAGACATTTCATCAAGCAATAATGGAATATGTGGCATAGCAACACGCTCTTCATAAATCATCATTGCAAGGTCTTCGTAGTGCTTTTTGCCAACAGAAACAGTATCAGTTCTTATTCCAACTGCCTGTAGTTCTTGCTGAATATCAAATGATTGCCAACGGTCAAAGGTAACCATTCCTAAGTTAAACCCTTGTCTGCGAAGATTTTGAATCCACTGCTTTACTTCAGATAGATTAACTGGGCCTTCAACCTTTGGCTCCCACCAAACCACTGCATCAACAATAATAATTGGAGCAACTTGTTCATAGTCTTTAACTACTTGTAGGTTTACCCATTTATCAACATGTGCAATTGCTACTGCACACTTATCATGTTTTTGTGCAAGGTCAGCATGAACATAATAAACCTTGTCTGGATCTGGCACAAATGATTCATCAAACCTTTTATTATTATCAATAGGGTTTCTAAGTGTCATACACTTTTCAAGTTTATCTTTTTGCTTAAAGAAAGCATCAGATGCAAATGTTGGTACGCAAGCAAAGCGTTGCATGGCATCACCCATATCTGTAAAGAATGCTAGTTTAAAGTCATCAATCTTTCTTGTTGGGTTTACTACCCATGTTGGTCTTTTTAGTGCAAATACCCCAGGATATTTATATGCAACAATCTGATCTTCATCCCAAGCAATATCTAAATAGTTTCCTTCAAGATCATCTGGAAAATCTGGATTCATAATAAAACGGTGAGTATAAGTAATTGTTTCTTTTTCCATAATTGAGTCTTCATACTTTTGAGAGATAAAGTCTCCAGGAAAACGGGGGAAGGAAAGCAATGCAACCTTACCTAAATCAGGAAAACGAGAATCAACAGATGCACGGAAAGCCTTATAGATATTATCAGCAGTCTTACCTTGATCATTTCCAGTACCAACCTCTTGTGCAAAACCAGAAATTTCATCAAGTACTGCAAGTATTAAGTTTAAACCTTCGTGTGATTCTCTTTCTGAGTGACCAGAGTAAACAGTAATTGCTTTATCAAACTCAATGCTTTCAGCCTTAGCGTTATACTTTCCTGCAAACCATTCAGACTTTTCAATCTTAGTCTTGAAGCCTTTAAAAAACACGTTCTTAGCCTGTTGAGCGTTAATAGCCACGTTAATAATATCAATAGCATCTCCTGCAGGCTTACCAAAGTATCTAGCAGGATCTTTTAGGCATAGTAGTTTATAGACTATGTATGCACATGCTACGGTTGATGTGAAGTCTTTTCCAGATCCCTTGCCAAGTTGCAGAATTATCTCGTTCTTTGTATACTTTTTATAGTAGCGATGGCCTTCTTCTGGTCCCAAAATATCTATAAGATCTACAATGTCGTACTGAATATCTGATAGTGGTGGTTGATTTAGGTATGCTTCACCCTCAACAAATGTCTTTGCATCTACAGGCATTTCTTCAAAGTTGTTGTTTTTTAGTGCTTCAAAAAAATCATTGAACATCGTGGACAACTGTAATCACTTCCCCATCTTTTGCAACAGAAGAAAGTCTGTGCATGATTAAGTCACGAATGTCTGGGTGAGTAGATGCAATGTCTCTAAGAATTGCAACAAGAGTTTCTTGTCGTCTTTCAATGTCAACCATCTCTTCTGCAAGTTCTTTATTCTCAAGAAGTCCTGCTTTTT